ATTTATTTAACCAAATAGTATCAATTATTGTAATTGTACCAAGACTATCAATTTTTAATGTATCTTGATAGACTCTTCTAGTTGCATGTTGTTTTAAAAGATAGTCAAATCTAGCTCTACATGTGTCAATATTTTCACCTGAAGTATATTGTGGACCATCTGGTTTTAAATAAACAAATGTTTTTACTGGTACATTCTTAACTACTGTGTGAGTAATATGTTTATATACTGTATCTATTTTTACAGTAACCTCTGGTTTATTATCTATTATTTTAGTTCCTGTGCAGGATCTTTGTAATAGTATAATTAGAAGTAGTATTCCTATTAATATTGTAGTAATGTATGGTTTAATTTTTTGCATTGTTTTAAGATTTTAATTCATTAATATCTTGTTTTACTTCTTTTGCTCTTTTAATTGCATTTCTTAATAGTTGCCAAATATTTATTTTTAATGCTTCTTCTATGTTTTCTTTAATTGAAACTCCTTCAATAAATATTAAAATTACACATGTCAATTTTGTTGCAAAAAACTGAATTGAAATTAAACGTATTAATAATTCGTTTAGTAAATAATAATCTATTGGATATAATAAAATTATACATATTTCATATAATAACATTTTGCTAATTATATTTGATAATATCCTACTTTTTATAGAACTCCATCCTCCTCTTTTTACAGATTTAAATATTCCTGTGAATGTATCAAGAATAATAATTGCTCCTACTCCTAATAATAAACCCTGAATAGGTGTAAAAAACAAGACTAATCCTGTTAAAATGTTAATTGCGTATGTTTTCATTATAAAAAAAAGAATAAAAAAGTTAGTATTTACTATACAATGGCTTCATTATTAATATACTAAAAAACTTTAAAATAAATATCAAAAATATGCAACTAAATGCAATTATTTTTTTGATCTTTGTAGTCCGCTTATTAAAAAATCAATCCTTTTAAACAATACAAATATGGAACAAGTATTCAATCAATTTAAAAACATGTTAATTAAACATGATAAATACCAAGGAATTGTATGTGGTTATACAGATTCACATCTAATTCTAGCAGTAGAAACTAAAGATGATAAAAACTTTTTTAGAAAAATGCAAAATCCATACATTATGGAAGAATATAAAGATGTAAAATACAGATATGTATTTGAAGATGAAAGAGAACTTATAAAACAATATGCAAATGGAGATAGAAAATAAAACAAAGTATTATACAATTGAAGAAATATCAATTAAACTAGGTATAAAAAATAAATCTACAATAAATAAAATATCAAAATTAGGTCTTAGAAAACACAGGACTGTTGGTCCAAAAGGAAATGCTTTATATACACAAGAGCAATTTAATGCAATAACTGGTAATAAAGTACTTACTGATTTATTACATAATTACAATGTAGAACCTGTAATAATTACTTATTATATTTATGAATCAAAAATGAATAACCCAAAAAATAAACTATGAAAGATTTTTATGACCATCTTGTAAAAAATGAAATAACTCCAAATGGATTATTTATTTTACATTGTATTTACAAAAAATATAGTTATGTAAATTATGTAAATACAGCAACAGAATTGTACAGATTAGAAATGACAAAATATGTTGTAAAAAATACAAATGAATTTGGTAATTCATATGTAATTACACCAAAAGGTCTTCATTTACTTAAAGAATCTGAAGATGTATTGATTAATAAAAAACAAGTTAAAAAGAATGATGTTCCTTTTGCAGATTGGGAATCTAAAATCATTGCATATAATAATTTATTTCCAAAAGGAAAAAAAGAAGGTTCATCAGTAAGTTTTAGAACTAATCCAAAAGAACTATATGACAAGTTTAAATGGTTTTTTGCAGAATATCCTGATTATGATTGGGATTTTGTTATGAAAGCAACTGAATTGTATGTTAAACCGTTTGATGAAACATCAGATTATATGTACATGCAAACATCAAAATATTTTATTAGAAAAGATGATAAAAATAAAAATACAACCTCTACACTTGGTTCTATGTGTTACAATTTAGCAGAAGGTAACTTAGATGAAGTTTCAGATGGATATAAATACTTTGGAGATTAATACTATCATTTCCATTAATAGAGAAGGGAGCTGTAATGGCTCCCTTTTTCTATTTACCTTGTGCACTATACACTTTAAGATAGTTTTTACTACCCTTTAATTTTGATGATTTACATTTACTATGTCTACCTGGTCTTTTTACTTTAGGTTTTGGTGTAAATGTTGTGCTGTTTGCTTTTACTTTTGCTGCCATTGTTAGTTATTTAATTTTTGTTAATTATTTCTTGTTGACTTCTTAAATTTGATTAAATTGTATTTTTTACTATAATACCTCTACGGCATAGCCTAGTTCTTCATAGCCTGCTTTAGCATAAAACTCCGCGCTTGACAAATCTTGCAATTGCCCTTCTACTAATTCTACACCTATATTTGACTGCGGTACATCCGTACTTAAAGTACTTTCACCTGCTTTATATGTTGCTAATGAATTATAAGTGGCAGCTGCTATTTCTAACCTCACACCGTTTGCTCTTGCTCCATATTCTAAACGAACATAAACACTTGGTAATTCAATTTCTGTACCTTTAATCAAAATCTTTTTTTCTGCCGTAGCACTTAATAATAATCCCATTTGTTAAATTATAAATGTCCACCCTGTGGACTTGTTAATATATAAACCTTCTGTTGCATCTGTGCAATAAACCATTAATCCTATTGCAGGTGTTGCTATTGCAATTCTTTGAGCATTGGTCATTCTAGGGGGTAAAAAACCTTTTATAGTAGATGCTATTTCAAGAGCAGCACTACTGTTAGGATTTCCATTTGTAAACATTCCAATACCATCTGTATTGATTCTCATTTTTTCAGCATAAGAAGTAGAACCTTGCCTCATACCAAACACCATTCTTGGGGCATAAACACTTGCTACAGATACTGCTCCTATATAACAATAATTTGTAAAGTTTTGAGAATTTCTTGGTCCTAATTGAAGATAACAAGCACCACCGCTATTTTGTTCTGCGTTTTGGAGAGACAATGCTACAGAATTTTCATTTACAGGCGTGAATAAAGTAGCACTTGAAACTGCATAATCAGTTGCTTCAAAGTCTCTAATCTCCACTTTAAAGTCAGGACTTACTGTCTGACCTATACCTACTCTACCAGTTTCTCTAACAGAGAATATTGGAAGACCTGATACAACATCAGTTGGGTTTTTATACACTCTAAAAGAAGGATCAGATCCGTTACCGATCACTGTTAATTTTGCATCTAATACAGGTAATGGTGTTCCTATATATGTATTACCATGCAATATAGTTTCAACGGTATTTGAAGTACCTAAAACAATTTGATTATTTTTAGTCGTAATTGCCTGATAGCCTATAGCTGTACTATTAGATGCATCAATTTTTTGTCCAACAATACCACCTGCTTGTGCCCCAATAAACGTATTTTGAAACCCTGTTGTAATAAGTAATCCCGAGGTATTTCCAACTGCAGTATTGTTGTTTCCTGTAACATCTTTTAAAGATTGATGCCCAATAGCTGTGGTAAAACTACTAGTTGATAGCAAAGAAGATACAGATTGATACCCGAGTATTGTATTTTGATTTCCTGTGTTATCAATTAATGTATCTAAACCAATTCCTATATTAGTAAGGCTATTGTTACTACCTCTCCATATTCTAATTGTGTTTACTATAATATTATCTGTAAAGTTTTTTAATCCTGAAAAAGATTGGTTATTTACTGTAACAACTCCTCTTGCTGTTGTACTTGCGTTAGGTAAATTGAATGTATGTGTATCAACTAAACTATTAATATTAAAGTCTGTTCCGCTTGTTCCTACTGCTAAATATTGTGTATTTGTAGTCAATCCATTTAATGAAGTTACGCCACCTGAAAATGTAGTTATAATTTCACATAAATGACTATCCTCTGTATGTAATGTTGCTGTTCTGCCTCCTGAATTATTAATGATATAAACTCTAATAGCAAGTCTATCGGTAACTAATAACGGTGTTGTAGGTACTGCTAAAGATGTTAAATATAAATCAATAATTGTTCCTCCACTTATTGTCTCAGGTATTAGAGAGCTTGATGCAATACTTGTAAATACAGTACCATCATATTTTAAAAGTTCAACGTAAAATTTAGGAGTCCCTCCGCTTGATGACATTGAAAAAAACATCTCAAAGTTCCAAGCACCTCCGGGTATCTCAAGTCTATTTGGATTACCTGCGTCTGTTAAAAATTGTGCAATTAATCCATTACCTGTTAAACTAAAATCAGTACCTGCTCCAATTATTGCAGTGTTTGACATCTGCTTATAAGTTGCAACTGATGCAGCAATTGAACCATTTAAATAATAATTAACAGAAGAACCGCCACCACCACCACTTGGGAAAGTTGCTAATTGTCCATCTCCTCTAACATATTGAGAGGCAGTTCCTGCACCAGTTATTGCAAATGTACCTGATGTAGTTATTGTACTAGGCGTAACATTGAAGGCAGAAGGAACAGTAATTCCTACTGATGTAACCGTTCCAACACTCCAAGATCTATCTGCCGTAAGATCATACAATGTTCCATTTATAGATAAAGTTCTTGAAGTAGGAACAAAACCAGTTAATGAAGGAAGAGATGTCCAAGATGTACCTGTTATAGTTGAAGATAAGTATTGTCCAACTGTACCAGGTAAATTATTAGAATCATATACAGCACCTGTAATTCTTGAATTACCTTCAACATGTAAATGTTGTGTAGGAAGTGTTTGATTAATACCAAGATATCCTGTATGTGCAGCAATACGAACTCTTTCTGGAAATGAATACAACACACCATCCCAATATGGAGCAGAAAATGTTAAATCACCTTCATAAGGCGCAATAAGCGAGTCCATGACAACAGTTTTAATGTATGCCATTCCATGATTACTTGTATTTGTAGAAAATGCTAATCCAGTAGATCCTGCAATATGTACTTTTGCAATTGGTGTTGTTGTTCCAAATCCAGTACTACCATCTGCATAAAAATTTTGAGTACCAAGATTAACTGTAGTAGTTGCTCCTGTATAAGGAACGTAACCTGTTAGTGAAGGACCTGAACTTGTAGAACCATCAGCCATTAAATATTGAACAGATGTACCACCAATTTTAATAAATGATTTAGCTGTTGTGTCTCCTAAATGACTAACAGTAAATACATCATTATAAACAGTAGATGCAATTTCTTTTTTTAATCTTATATAGTATCCTGTGTGTAATAAATGACTAGTCATTTCTGCTCCTCTAGATGTAAGAGATGAATCATTTAAATCTGCAAAAAATGCAATATTATCAGGACCATTTACACTAACAAGATATCCTGTCATAAATCCATTTGCAAGTGGACCTTTGCCATTTATATTTATAATTGAGGCATCTGGTACGCCTCCTGGTAAATTATAATATGGCATATTAATGTTAATAGCAGAAGGAACATTTATTACATTTCTTGCACCAAAATCACAATATATAGTTCCATTAACATCTAGTGTATACATTGAAGTTGCACCACTAGTTCTATTTATTATAACTGAAACACCATCGTCTTCTATTATTGAATCACCAATTGTAGAAGGTGTGACAAATTTGGTTACACGATTTGGTGTACCAGGACCTACCATCCCTGCACTAATACTTGTAATTATGTATTGAAGTTTTTCAATTGCTGTTAATACAGTATCACTAGGAGTAATAGTACCAATTAATGGTACAAATCCATCTAATGGTCTATCTAAAACTACATCTGATACAGCAGCACCATCAAAAAGTTTAAAATATCCATTTTTTAAATAAAACTTTTTAAAACCAGGTTGCACAGAACCTGGCGATCCTGCGTAATCTGTAATATGGAATGGAACAAGTATCTTAGACATAACATTTTATCATATATAGTAATATACAAAAATAATAGTAAATATTATTGATTACGTTTCATAATATCAATTCTCCAGTTAGGATCTGCCATATCTCTAAAGTTTTTAATACCTGTTAAGTCGTAAAAATCCTTCATTAATTTTGGATCACCTTTCTCATAACTACCAGCTTTTCTCATATAAAAAGCATTTTTCCATATTTCATGATAAAAATTGCTGTCATCGTCATCTGGTTCTTCAGCACTATTAAGTGTATACGCTAAAAGTGTATTTAACATGTGACCACTTGTTTTAGTAAGCATTTGAAACTCTCTTGCATATGCAGTAAAAGTTGTAAAGTTTTTGATATATTCTGCAGAACCACCTCCAATAGGAAACATTGACGTTGTTTCACCTTGAACACTCCATAATAATCTAATGGCGTTACCTTCTAATAAAGATAATTCTTCATCGTCATCATCTTTTTTTCTTACATACATCAATGCCATCATGCCAAGTATAGTAGTTAATGCCATCATTAACGCATCACGTTTTGTTTGATTAACTTTTCTACTATAAAAGTCATTCATTTTACTTTTATTTGTTCTTAACATATATTTGCTTCCAAGAACCATATGTTTTGTAACTTCTTGTGGACCATAATATTTTAATGCTGTAAAAAACGCACGCCAATAACCAACAGCAACTTCACCTGCTTCATAGTTTGGTCTAAGATAACCAAATCTATTTAAAAATTGTGGTACTACATATTTTCTAAAGAAAAATACAAGTTTACCAACCACATTTTCTTCAAAAGCTGTTTCATCTGCTTTAGCGTAGTTACCTTGAGCTTTACGCATTTCTGAATAGATTGTATTACGCAATCTGTTTTCATCTTCTTGAGTATATTCTACATCATTTCTTTTGGTTATAATACCATCTGTATCTTTAATGTAAACTTCGTGACCAGAAACTAGTTCATCAGTTCCATCTGCATTTTTTCTATATACTTTATCACCTGTAGTTGCATCAATATCAAATGTTTTAAATTTATAATGATTAAGAATGGCGTACATAACCGTAACACCAATTTCTGTATCACCTTTATCTTGAAGCATGTAACCAAGTTCTTGCACATTCATTGCTTTTGATAACAATCTTCTTCCAGATGTACCAGTAATTTCATCTACATATTTTAAATAATCTTTTTGCATTGGATTAAATAATCTATATAACATAGTAGATTTACTTATGTCACTTACTTTACCCCAATCACCAAAATAGTTTTTTATAAATCCATTTTCACCAAGTCCATATACTTGACCTTTTGCCCACATATAATCTTCTTGACTATAGTGATCACCAACTAAACCACCTGCTGCAATAAATGCTTGAACATTACCAGAAACGTAGTTTTTAGTTTGATTGACAACATCAAATCCAATTCTAATAAAACTGGTATATGACATAACATTGTTTACTATTTTAGTAAGTTTTCTATTTAAATATGTTAATGACTGATCTTGACCATTAATAAATTTTCTTCTTTCAAACTTTAAAATAGAAATTACATTTTCAGTTTCAGCAAGACGTTTGTTCATATCGATAGGTCTTCCTTCTGCATCTGTTACAACTGCTTTATTCTGAATAGATTTTTTTAAATCTTCAGACATAAGTTCAATACTTTTTATTGCGATATCTGCAACAGGTGCAACTTCTTGCATTGCTATATTATAATGTGCTTCAGTTGTCCATTTAATTAAACAACCAATTGCATCTTTAGATTGCATGTTTTCTGGTAACTGATCATTAAATCTTTGTCTAATTCTTGCACCATTATCACCAAATGTATTTGCAACTTTATCTTGTACACCTTCTTCTGCCCATGCTTTATCTACATATTGATCCCATCTATTTTTAGAACCTGCTACTACGCCTTCTCTTGAAAAGTTTTGCATAAGTGTAGAAGAAAAACCTGGTACTTTGTATCCAATTTTTTTACCATCAGTTTTTGTTTGCAAATCAAAAAACATTGTTGTTAGTTTATTATAAAAATCAAATAGTTCTTGATCACGCATTAGACCAAGATATTTTGAATTTATATTACTTGTTTTAACAACTAATGGATCTATCTTATAAACTTTCTCAGAATCTTGATAAACTCCTTTTGGCATTGGTATACCATCTGGTGATTTTAAAAAGTCTGGATTATATGAACTTTCTTTTAGTTTTTTAATTTTATATTTTGGATGAGGTACTGTTTCATTATACTGTGCAGCAACCGATGGTGCTGGAAGTTTTTGATAATTAAATGACTTTGCAATCATTTTTTTATGAATGTCTTCTTCACTATCTAAAATACTTTCATATGCAAATTGATGAAAATCATTATACCATTTTTCAAATATTGTTTCTTCATTTGAAAACTGTCCACTATAAAATACTACAGTATCTATAGCAATTTTTATTAATGCTGCATCTTTAGCTGTTTCTGCTTTTTCTAATGCAATTTCTGCTGCAACTAATAATTTTTTAGCATTGTATAATGATTTAATTTTACCATCTCTTGTTCTAAGATATGATGCAGTTAATTGTGGTGCAGAAATTCTATTTATCTGATCTTTGATAATTGCATTTTGTTGCAATTGATCAGGACTTAAATCAACTTTTGCTTTTCCTTCAAATATAGATTCTAATTGTGCATCAATTGCTTCAAGTTCTATAATTTCTTCAGATGATACATGTTGAGATTGTAATATACCAGCTACCTTGTGTGGTCTAAGTATTGCTGAACGTTCTTTAATTAAATCAGTAACAGCTAAGTCTTCACCAAATAATGCAGCACGTTGCTCATACAAGTCAGAAAGTTCTTCATACCATTCTGGTTTAGGTTTTGTTACTGTATTATCTTGATACCATTTTTTTAATAGTTCTGGATGTTCTTGAAATCTAGCAATAGCATTTTTCTCTCTTCTTTCATAAAACGCATAGTTTGTATCAAATTCAAAAAGGTTATTAAATTCTTCCATATATGTAGCATAATCTGGATTAATTTTTTTTGCTTTTTCTCTTAATACTCTTATATCATCTTCTAAATCTTTAAGTCTTTCAAAGTCATAATCTTCAAGTAATACTTCATTACCTTTACCTACATCATAAGTAATTTGTTGTATTTCAAAATACTTTTCCTGAAGTTCATTTCTGATTTCTTCAGGCATTAATGCTTGTAATTTATAGAAAGACTCATTAAATGGTAATGAAGAGTTTTCAATCAACCATTTAATATGTTCTGTATTATAATTTTCTTTTTCTTTACGTTTGTCAAGTAAAGTTTGTTTAGCACTTTGATATTCTGGTGTATTAAATTTTTTATTGGCGTCAGCTTCTAACTCACGTAATTCAGTATTGTATTCTTTTAATTTATTACTATGTTCTTTAAAAGTATTCTGATATTCTTCACTAAATGGTTTAACAAAATTTAAACTTCTTTTAGTTTCTTTTTCTCCAGTTTTTTTATTGATAACAGTGTGCTCTCTCCATTCAGATATTTCATCATTTAGTTGATCAACAGTAAATCTTTTTAATAATGAATCTCTTGATTTATCAAATTGAAGTGCAATAAGATTATTTTGTATTGTATGAACAGCTTTTGCACTTCCATTTTTATACATTTGAACCATTGATGACAAAAATAAATCACTATTAGATGCAGTTGCAATACCTTTATCTAATAATAATCCAGAAAATATAGAAGTACTATTATAAATATCTTGTGAACCAATGTACACTTGAGATTCAGGATTTGTTACAGCAGTAACATATTTTTTTAAAGAATCTATATTATACTCTAATCCAGTAGATGCGTATTCTTTTAATCTAATTAACTCAAGTTCAGCACGTTGTATATTTTCTAATAATTGAGCACCAAGTTCTCCTCCACCAGCTCTGTCTGCAAGTTTTTGTTTAAAATCTTTTGACATAAATGATATAAGACTTCCTCTGACACTTTGAAATAAATTTGCAGCTTTACCTAATCTCATATCTGCAAGTTGTTTTTCAAGTTTTGCAATTTTAGGTTCTAATGCTTCACGAGTTTGTTCGTTTACTTTTGTATATACATACTCACCTGGAGTCATTGCAATTTTTACTAATGCTAATACTGATGCTTCTCTAAAGTTTGCTTCAATAGTTAAATGACTCATTTCTAACTCATATAACTTTTGTCTAACAGGACTACTAGGTGATATATTATTTTCTGGATTTTTTTCTGCATCATTAATAATACTTTTTAATGCATCAATAACTTCGTTAAGACCTTTTGATCTTGAGAATGATTCGTTTATTTGCGTTACATCTGCATTAGAAAATTGTAAGTTACCTTGTCTAAATGATTGTATTGCATTTTCTGACAAATCAGACATCTTTTTTAAGTCTTCTTCAGTAGCAGCAAGTATATTAAAAAAGTTTTGTTCATATGCAATATCAGTATTAGATGCTTTTTGAATATACGTATTAAAAGTTGCTAACGTATTTTTTCTAACATCAAGTAATTGATAAAATGCATCTGTATTTTTACCTTGAGATTTTAATTCATTTATTCTATCATAAACTTCTTTAATTTGTTTATCATATTCACTTTTAATTGCAGCAATTAATTTTTTATTTTCTTCTTCACTAGGGGTAAACTCTAAGTTTTGAAAGTTCTTTTCAAGTTCTTCTTCAATTTTTTTATCACCAATTGGTATTTCTATATCAATTGCCTTGCGATATTGTTCAATTCTTTGCGATGAATATATTGGATCATTTTTCCACCAACCATCATCTCCTGGTACAGCAGCATGTGTTGCGTAATCAAAATAATTATTACCTTGAAATATATGTAAAACATCTCCTAAAAACTTACTGTTTGCATCTGTTTGGTATAGTAATGCAACAATTTTAGAATCTTCTGCAACTAAACCAATCTGACCTAGCATATTTTCATATGCTTTTAATTGCAATGTCCAGTTATCGTATGCTGTTCTAAGTAAATTTGTTTGTTTTAAAGAATCTGCCATTCCTGGTTTATCTTTTACTTCATAACTTGTTTGTGCTAGATTTACAAATGCTCTATCTTTATCAACTACTTGTTGATTGAAAGCATTATTGTAAACCATATTATGAACCTTTTTTGTTTTAAAATCAAATACTTTTACTTTACCTGTATTACTTATTAAAAGTAAATCTAATCTACCAACAATAAAATTACCATTAGTATCTTTTCCAGCTAACGTAATTTCTGGTAATATTAAATATCCTTCATCTCTATTTATAGATACATGTTTTGCAACACGTTGTGCCATATCAAATATCTTTTCTTTAGAAAGTTCTTCTATGTAAAATGGATTCTTTTCTAAATACTTTTCATAAGTTTTATTAAAAAATTCTTCAGATAATATGACATCAATTGATGAACTAGTTTTCAATGCTTCTATTTGTGCTTTTTCTAAAACATCATGCATGAATGTACCAAATAGTTTAAATGCTTCATACTTTGTCTGATCACCTTTAAAATCAGATGAACCAATAAAAGATGTTACAGAATATGAAGGTAATGCATTTTTACCAGCGTCTCTTAATTCTATATTGTTTTGTAAAAATTCTTGATACTCTTGATTATTTTTAACAAGTTTTGCTATTGCTGCACGTTGAGAATCATTAGCAAAAATACTTATGTTTTGTAAAACTGCATATTGATCTTTTGTTCTTTCTAATTTAAAGTGATCTGAATGACGAACATGTCGTTCATCAGTTTCTTCAATTTTCATATTAGCAATAAGAGTTTTTGCTTCATCAACTGATGGTATAACATCTTCGTTTAATGTACAAGCAGTTCTAGCAAGTGCCTCATTACCACCAAATGCAGCAACTAATTCTTTAAATAACGGATCATTAATATTTATGCAATTTATCATGTCTTATAAACATTTAAGTTTTTCAATAATTTCATTGTTTGTCATTCCTGTTGTTTTCAAATTTGCAGCGTATGTTGCAAACTCTGTTGCATAACTATCAAATGATTTAGTTTTACTACTTTGGTCATAAAAGTGTTTTACCATATCAAAGGTAACATTAATATTTTGAATATCAAGATCTAATTTTGATAGAGCACTTGTTTCAAAATAATCAATATAATAGTCAGCAGGATCACTTTTTAAAGTTTCTAATGATGCTTTTAAGTTATTTATTCTATTTTTAATATCTTCTTTTTGATCAGGATTAACAGCTTCAAAAATAAAATTATCTACAGAACCTGTTTTTGTATCACCATATTTGTCTATTCTAATAGTGTATTCTTTATTCTTAGTTGTTCTGCCTTTTACAATTGCGTAATCAGCATATCTATCAATTTCTAAAACTTTAATTTTATACTGAGAATCATTATCATCATTATAAATTGTAAGAATACTGCCCACAGTTGTCTCATTTGTTTCTGTAAGTTTTTGTCTTAATGATTCAAGTTCTCTATTAATTTTTTCATTATTAGATTTAATAGTATTAAATTTTTCTTCAGCTTTTAAATAGTTATACGCTTTTTGAATAGTATCCAAATCTTTTTGTTCAATTTTTTCTTGAAGACTTTTTAAAGAAACCCCTTGTTTTAATTGTTCTATTGTGTATTCTTTAAGAACTTTTTCTAAAGTTAAAATGCCAGACGTTTTAGTTTCAGGTTTAATAGAATAGTCTTCAAACATATCTGCAGTTAAACCTTCAGACATTGCTTCTCCAAGATCAAATTCTTCTACAACAGGTAATTTAATTTTTCTATTTATTAAATTAATATATCTTTTAGATTCTGCAGTACTAAATCCTATTGGATTTAATGTACCATTTGTAAGTTCTTTTGGTAAAGCCATATACTTTGCAGCATTACCTACAGTTTTATATTCACCAACACCTGCAATAGAATTGATAATAGATTTACCAAAGTTTTTATTATCTATTTCATCATCAATACCTTGCAATAAATAAGTAGTGTTACTAATTTTTAAAAGTAATGGAAACTTGTATTTATTCTTATCATCTTTATCTTTAAACACATTTAACTTGTTACCAATTTCTATCACTGCTTCTTTAGACATTTCTGGCATTGCATCAGCACCTTTCATATTAATAACAAATTCCTCTAATGGTTCTGTACCAAGTTTGTCAGATAAAGTAAAACTATTTCCTTTGCTTATTATATTTATACCAAGTATATTTCCAACTGCTTCTTTAGCAATAGCTATTCTTTCATCTAACTTACTTGTACCAAAGTTAAGTTTTTTCATTAACCCAGATTCAAAACCTTCTTTTTGACTAAATGATATTTTAGATACTTGTTTTATTTTTTTATTACCTACTTCTTTAGATGCACCATACGCCATTAATACAAATAATTCATCAAATAAATTATATACATCTTCATTTGTTTTAATATCATCTGTGCTAATGTAATCTCTAATAACATTTATTAATTCTTTTTTATCACCTTTAGTATTTTCAATTTCTGTAATAAATTCAGTTATGTTTTCTGAAATTGGTATTTGTAACTCAGATGGTAAATATTGTAAGAATGAACCTGATTTATATTGTAATGCTGTTCTTGCAAGTTCATGATAAAATAATTCTTTCATGAACAAGTTTTCATCCATGTATAATTTGTTTGCATCATCAGCAACATCATCTGCCAAACTTCCAGATATTTTTGCTTTATTAACCATTTCTAAAGTTTTTTCTACAATTGGTTTACCATTTTCATTTAATGCATTAGCAGTATTATTAGATGGTTTAAGAAATTGTAAAAACTTATTATCTGGATATTTAATTTTCATTACATCAAGTTTTTCTTCTAACTTGTTATTGAACCAATAATCTGCAGTAAATACTTCTTTAAGAAGTGCGTTATCTAAATCAAAATTTGCTTGTGCTACAGGATCTGTACCTTCATGATTTTTATGTTGGTTCATTTGATACTTACGAATACCAATAAAACTTGTAATAGTTTTAGCAATGTTAGATGGATCTGTAAATACTGTACCAAATGTATTTGCAATAGGTCTAAAAAATGATGTTCTTTCTAAAAATATTACTGATTGTTCATTTAAATCATCAATAGCACTTTTTAATGGAACCCATACTTGTTTATCTCTAAACAATTTATCAGTTGATTCAACAGTAAATATCGAATTACCATCTCTAAGTTCATTAATGTTTTTCATTAACTTGTCAAAAGATACTAATGAAGGATTAAGTTTTTTATACAAATCAACTATAGAACCAGCATTTCTTAAACTCCATGCTTGTTGTGATTGTTCTTTATATAATTGTAATAATATAAGTTTTTGAGCTTCACTAGATAAACTAGTCTCAACATCTCCAACAAGAGATGTAACTTCATATCCTATGTCATTGACAGTCAATAAATTATTTTCTAATCTATATTCATCAAGTTTTTTTGCTTTGAAATCAATTAATAAATTTTCTTTATTAATAACAACTTTAAATACATTAGATTCTGGAGTAATTAAATTTGCATCAACTAACTCTTTAAGTAACATTCTACCACCGTTGTCTTCAACAAAAGATTTCATGGTATTAGTTATTTCATTATTTAAAAACTTATATTCACTTGATGTAGATTCACTAATTGCAAAACGAGATGCTTGAATATTATTTACTGCTTGTTTTATTTCTGGTATAAAGTTAAATCCAAATGCAAATGCAGGATCTAATCCTACACCAATCATTGCAAGAGTAATACCAGCATTTACTTCATTCATTTGTAATGCCGCTGGTATAGGTTTTTTCATACCATCAGCAAACATTCCAAGAATATTACCATTAATTGCAATTACACGTTCACCATCTACATTGATTGAACCAAATTTTGAAAACAAATTGTCAACAGTTTTTTGATTACCTAAAGAATCAGTTTTATTACTTTTATATTTCCAAATAATGTTTTCATTATTTAATTCTAATCCATATTGACTAGCAAGTGCTAAAAACTTTTGAAGAGATGCTGTAATACCAATACCATCTTTGTAAGATGAACCTAATGATTTTGATTTAACTAATGATGTAATAGTATTTGGATCTGATTTAGTTCCAAAGTTATTTAAATCTATACCATACTCAGTACTAATATTTTCAAATGCTTCAACAGATGATCTTTCATGTATATACAAATTCTTAAATACTGCTTCATTAGATAATATATCTATTTTTGCTTGTAAGTTTTTGTTCTGATGTATTGGTAGTACTGACAAATGATTTACAATATTTTTATCAAAGTTTTTTTGATCAACAGGTAATCCATATTTTTCAAATACTTGTAATGCAGCTTCAATACGTAAAGCACCTTTAACAAATTTTTGTAACCAGAATTTTTCTTGTAAATTAACTTTTATATCTGCGTGTTGTTTACCAAATATTCTTCTATTGTTTTCTGCAGTATAATCAGATGGATTATTATCGTTATCTTCTTTTGCTTGAACAAAAGCTAATCTAGATACTTCTTTGTCTTTTTTCAATTGATCAATTTCTTCAGATAAAACATCATCATCAGAATTTATATTTTGAAAATAATTTTGACTTACACAATATAAATAATCTGCTTGATTAAATCCAAATCCATACATTACTTCAAGTGTATTTGCACTTGGATCAAATGCTTTTGAATTTATTATTGCAGTTCTTTTTGCTTTTACTAAAGATTTATAATCTTCATCTTCCATTTTGTATTGTAAAAACTCAATAAACTTTCCTTGGTTAGCAGATGCGTATGTATCATATTCACCAAATTTATTATAGTTACCAATAACATTTACATAATGTGCATATGTTTGACCATATAATGAATCAATATCAAAATCAGAACCAGCAAGTAAATGAATAAACTGTGGTACTATGATTGTATTTAAATTAGAACTATCAACATAGTCAACTACTTTTAAAGCAATCATAGAACGTTTATCTTCAGTAGGAATACGAAGAGCAAACATTTCTGTAAGATTATCTAAAAAGAATTGTTCTTGCTGTTTATTTTTAAAAAATTGTTTTGGTAAAATACATTCAACTAGATATCTTTTATTAATTATTTCACCTGCATCATTATATATATTTTCAATACTAACAGTAAGTGGTCTATCTTTTACATTAGGATATGCACTTGGATTATTTTGATATTCTTCAGTTGTTACAATAGTACCATCTTCATTTTCTAATACGTTGTATCCAAATGATGACACGTGAATATTTTTAAATCCAGAACCTCTTTCATCTGTTACATGTTTGCTATATAATGAAAAGAAATAATACTCAAGCATACTTCTTATTCCAGGTAAGTTAGCATTGTGAACTGGTTTACCAGAATTATCAACATCAAATAACTTTAACATAGAAGCAGGAGCATTTTGTGACTCAAGATTTTCTCTAATTAAATTAAATATTTTTCCTAACTCAAAGTTTTTATCTTTTCTTAAAAAGTGTTTTAGAGATTGCAAATTGGAATCTGCAATATCAAACAATGTTTCTTGATATTTTACTAGCACATTACCAATATCATTCATTGCTTTTCTTTCAGTAGATGACATAATTGTACCTTCTTCCTCATGTCTTTTATTAGCAAGTTGTTCTACATATTGTAAATCTGCAGCAATTAATATTTTACCTTGTACAGAGAATCTAGCAGTATCATGTACACCAGAAGTTTCCACTTGAAGATACTTATCTTCATTGTTTACATTTAATGATGATAAATTTAATGGTAAATATTCATTTAAATTTGCATTTGCAAAATAATCAACAGGAAGTTTTGTTGCATTTTTAGATGCAGATGTATCCATTAATTGATCAATATTATGATACTCCATCGAGTTCAAAATATTATGTAATTTTACTCTATGCGGTAATGGTTCATAAAATTTATGAATAATAGTATATGTATCTTGAATGTCTTTTTCTAAATCAGCAATTGCTGTATCTAATTCATTTGATTTTGTTTCTTTATTAATTTTATCATATTCTTGAATTTGTTTTCTGGAAGAATATATATCAGTATAATAAAAATGTAAACGACTATATGCTTGTTCTTTTGTTGAACCTTCTGGTATAATTAATCTACTAACACTATTTCTATCAATATATGTTTCTGATTGTTTATGATAAATATTACGAGAAGCAGTAACTGTTTTCTTTGGATTATTTACAATTTTGTTTTTTTCCATTTCGCGTACTTCTTCTTCAGTAAGTTCACGGTAATGTTTTGCAATAATTGAATTTAAAATTTCAGGAGTTACTCTTCCTAAAGAATCATTCATATCTGCTTGATGAAACAATGATGAAATACTTTGTCCATCAAATATTTCATATACATCATTTTTATCTACTCTATAATTTTCATATATGTATTTCTTTATAGAAGGATCAGTTATTTTAAAATCATTTAAAACTTCTACTGCAGAATAATATGGACCATATTCAGGATATTTATTATTTACATACCCTTCAATTGTATTTAAATACGCAACTCTATGGAATCCTTCTTTCATTGTGCTACCAGAAGCAAGGAATTTTTTATTACGTTTAGTAGCATCAATACCATCTTTTACATTTAATGCTCTATCACCTGTAAATATTTCATTAACATTTAATGAGTTATACCAGTTATTAAAAAAGTGATCTGCAAGTAATCCTTCTAAATTTCCTTGTTGTACTTTTTCACCTCTAATATCATAATTTTCTTTTGTTTTTGAATATACATCTAAAAGACTAACTGGTTTATTAAAATCTATTTTTAATGTATCTGCAATTAAATTAGATGTTAAATATTTAATATTAGGTTGTCTAGTTTCTGTTATAATAGGCATACCATCTTCTAGTATAATTTCACCAGTAGTAGTATTTTTTTTAATTGCTTTTACAGTTTCTTCATTTTCTTTTACTACTCCAAGATTTTTTAACTCATCTATATACATAGTTAATTCTTTTTGTGCAAAAGTATTTAAACCATCACGTAATTCTGACAAAGTACTTTCATCAAGATCTTCAAATTGAACTGTATTATCTTTTGCTAATTGAGTTAAATTGTTTGTAAATAATTCATTTTCTGGTGCACTGAAAAAATACGGAAACACATTAAAATTATATGCTCTTAAATTTTCTTGTTCAACATTTGCTTTTGTTTTATCAACACTGTCTAATACACCATTATATTTATTTACAAGTAAGTTAGAAGTACCAGAATCAAAATTAGTTTTATTTTCACTTCTTCTATTCCATTCTTTTTTAATTCTGTTAAACTCTTGTTTTACTTTTGCTTCAAGATCATCAACAATTTTAAGATGATTATTTTTATTTTTTGTAACACCTTTAGTATCAGCATATTGTTGATATAATGCTGTAATTAAAAAGTTTGTTTGTGATGCTTCTAATGTGTCAAATGAACGTGCATAAGTTTGTATAGTAGTTTTTGGAGTTGTTACGTTACCATCTTCATCTATTACAGTTTCATATGATGATATATTACTTCTTTGTAAGAAAGATAAGATACTCATAATATGAAGTGATTGATCATCTAATTTACCAAAAGTTTTACCATCTTTATAAGTTTTATTATTAAACTGAGCAATACCACCAAATAATGATATATTCATATTGTCCATTAATAATTTAGCTACTTTTGATTTTTTAGTATTATCACCTTTTAGTAAGTCATTAAACAATGGATTGTCAGAATAAAAATCTTCTAAGAAATCATTGTAGTATGGATCTTTTTTTAATGTGTCTAGTAATCCTTCTTGTCTTATAGATTGTGAAATAGTATGTAATGGTGTATACTTAGTATATCGATATACAGGTTTACCTGCAGCATTTCTAAATACACTTGGTAAATCTGTTGCATCATATTTAATAATGTATTTTGCAAATTTATTTGTTACACTAAAAAATCTATTTAAATTATCATTTTTATCATCAAGCATTTTTCCAAACGCATTAGATGTTATTGATTCATCTATTACATTTTTGTAAATTGCTTTAATATCTCTAAAGTAATCTTTTTGTAAATAAGCACTTTCTAATATTAAAGATTTATTTGTATCATAATGTTCAAGTGTATTTTTATTTACTTGAGTTAATGCATTGTTGTTATTATCAATTTTATCAATAGCAAGTAAAGACATTCTAATTAATGACTTTGGTAAACTAATACCAACTGCATTAAATGCATTGTACAAATCAAATGTATAAGTTTCTAAAGTAGTATTTGCTTCTTTACTACTACCCATTAATATTTTTTCATTAATAATTTTATCAGAAATTGCAATAAGATTTTTTACTGATTGAATATATTCTGGATCAGTACGTTTTTTTGCATGAGTTGTAATCATAGAAGACACTAAGTTACGTCTTCTATTTACTATATCAGCTTGCATTACTCTATCTGACATGGTAAAACTAGAAATATTATTTCCTTCTTCTTCAAAAATACCTGTTTTTAAAGTAGCATACATAATCATATAATTTGTTTCAGTACCATGTAGCACATCTTTAAACATATTATATAATTGTTTGTTAGTTGCTGGATTACCATTTTCATCCATAGATGTATACGAAGCAAGTTTATCATATACTGCTTGTAAATCACCAGCTGCTTCTACATTACCATCTTCTTTATATGTATTTGCTATTACTCTAATGTGATTTATTATATTATCAACAGAAATATCAGAAGTAATTTTTAATAAAGTACCATAAAGAGATTCGCCATCTATAACACGAGGAATAATCATACCAGTTTTAGAGTCTTTCTTGTCATAATCAATGATTGCAAGAAATCTTCTTATTTGTCTTGGTGCAGAATCCAATCTATTATGTTGACCAAATTCTTCCTCAGTATTTACATCATCAGATAATTCTTCATTATCTTCTGCATCTTCGTCTAGTTGAGATTTAAATTCATTTTCTCCAGATAATTCTTTTGCTAATACATCTTTGCTTATCGCATTTCCTACACCATCCAACATTGAATATAACTCTCTTGTTTTTTCTTTAACAAGTTTTTTAAGTACATCAAGTGATACTTGACCTAAGTCATTATCAAGTGACTTATCTTTATATTGTTTAATTTTATTTGGTAATGTTCTTTTGTTAAATTTATCATTACCAGAATTATTTACATCATTAATAGTTTCACCTAATGCTCTTGCACCAAGCATAAATCTATAGTTTGAATACAAATCACCATATGCTTTAACAACTTCTTCTCTTGTATACTCAGGATTTTTTTCAATAATTCTGTCTAAATTATATACATTGTTTAAAATCAATTGTCTTGATGTTTCAAATTTTTCATCAAAAGTTTTACCTGAAGTATCTTCAATAATATATTTTGATACCATATATACTAATTGATTTTGATCAGCTTTTTGTAATGATGATTGTTTTTGACTTACACCAGATGCATTTTTATTATTTTTAACAATGGTTTTTAATCCAGGAATTAATGCATAAGCAGCTTGTCCATCATACATACCTGATTGAATTTGCGCTGTTGAATAGTAACCTCTTTTTATATCTTTATATGTACCATCAATTACATCGCCACGTTTAATAAACATGTCAATTAATTTTTTTAGTAATGAAAATAGTTGTTCAAGTAAACCTTTAGGTTTAGTATTTTTAATCATGTAATTTTGAAAACCATCAGCAAGAATTTCTTCTGCTTGTAAATTCATCATTTTTTCATAATCATAAATATAGTTTCTTTCACTTGCAAATGCTTTTAATGCAGAAGGTGTAAATAACTTCTTATTTTTTACATTTGAAGTTACCTGTTCAATTAATTTAGATCGTTGCTCTGGTGTCATTAGGTAACGAAATACACCATGAAATGATTCATGATACACAACTCCTTTAGAAAGTATTTCATTATTTAAATGAATTACTCTGTCTTTAAACATACCAAGTACATTGCCATCAATTTTAGATAAGTCAACTACTGTTGATAATTCTTCTTGACTAATGTCAAATTGTGGTAAACTATTTTGTAACCATTGAATTGAATTTTCTCTTTGCGCTTCTGTTTCTGTTTGAACTTCACTATTAGATATTGAAAATAAATCTATTTCAGGAATATCATCTGACAAATCTATTTCTTCTTTAGTAGTAGTTTCTTCAGTAACTTCATTACCAAACATTTGTTCAAACAAAGTAGGTTTAGATACTGGTATATTTTCTATAGGGTGCTCTGTAACTTCAGTTAATGGAACATTAGCAATTTTTGTAACTGTACTAACAGGAGATTTAGAAGTAATAACCAATTTCTTTTGTGGTATGTCATGTAATTCTAAACTACTTGCACTTGCAATAAAATCTTTTTTTGCTTGAGATTCATTTTTGTCTGCAAAAATAACACGTGGTACTTCTTTGCCATTTGCTTTTATATCAAGTATTAAGTGTTTTGGATTTGGATAATCTTTATTAAAGTTATCTAAAAATCCAGGAAAGAATTCACCAACTTTTAATAACTTTTCAATTACTTTTTCATTTAGTATTTTAGAAAAATTATTTTGTTGAGTTTCTATTGCTTCAATTAAGTTAAGTACATTCTCAGAAGGATTACTATCTTTTGAAAGTTTATTAAGTAAAGAGTAAAATCTAGTTACATCTTTTAATTTATTTAAATCTAAATTAGAAAATATAATATTTTCACCAACAACTTTAGATATTAAATCTTTAGTTCTTGCATTGTCTTTGATTAAATCTTTTTCATTTTCAGCAAGTGAAAAATTAAATGCACCTTTGTTTGGTTGTGATTGTAAAATAAATCCATACTTACTATCTGCTTTTGCGTTTGAAGGTGGTCTAATTTCTACTTGTAAATTACCTTTAGCATCATTTGCAAAGTTTGCATATAGTTCTACTTTTCCACTGGAAGCTGTAAAACCTGCAAATTTATATACTCTTGAATTGAAACTTCTTAATTGACTAGATTTATCTGGTGCTTGTAAAACATCAGACAATGTATTTAAAAATGTAGCAAAACCTTGTGTTTGTTCTAATGCATAAATTGGTTTAACAATTTTGTAACCATATGTTTTATTATTATTAAATCTAATAATAATATGATTTTGATTTTCATAATACTTGCCATTAAATATTTTTTCTTTAATGTAAGTATCATTCATTTTTATAGATGAATCAAAATGATTATCTAAATATGCTTGTTGAGTTACAGTATCTACTTCTTCACCTTCAGCATTTGTTATTTTTATTCTTTCATTACCGTTTAATAAATTTACTAATTGAAATTTATTTTGTTGATCTTTTGGTTTATAATTTCCAGAAGCATCTTTATAATCATTAAACTTAGTAAACATAAAAATAAGATTTCTTTCTTCTTCTTTTATAGTTTTACCAAAAGTATCTAATGTTACTATAGTTAATTTTCTTGATAATGATTTATCTGTATCAATTAAATCTGCTAAATTTTGTATAGTTGTTTTTCCAACTTTTTGAGAATTGATACTGTATTGAAAAAAGAATTGTTCTGATACATCAACAGAAGATATTGCATCATTAAATTTAGTTGATAAAAAATCAGTCATGTTTGCTTTAAACATGTTATGCAAACTGTATGTATTTTTTAATGTTTCTAAATCATTTTGAGTCAAATCAGTAACTCCTTCAGCTGTTCTTTTAATAGAATGTTCCTTAACCATTTCAAGATGAACTGGATTTGAAAAATCTATTTTTTGTGTTGTGTTATCACTATTTAAAAATACATAATTGTCTAATGGATACAAGTAAAACTTTTCACCAGAACCAATTATCTCACCTACAAGTACATATTGATTTTCAGATTGTTTTGGTCTTGCTACGGTAATAACTGTACCTTTAGATGTAGATTTTAAATATTCAACTTGTGTATCATTTTCAAATGTTTCATAAGTTCTATTTGCTAATCCTTTATATTTTGGATCAACTGCTACATCATGTATTCTTTTTAATCTATCATCACCTACTGTACTAATCTTAACTGCATGAATCTTTATACCAGCAGTAACAGCATCACCCATTTTTTTAAGTTTTGTTATTATCTGTTCTTTTTTAAATACCTCATTTTCAAGAGGTTTGATTTTAAAATTAGATAATATTGTATCTTCAAAAAATTCTTGCTTACCAGTATTGCTATTAGAATAATCATCATTACGTGCATCTTTTCTTGCAACAATGTCTTTTTCATTAATTTTTTGTTCATTACCCATTTGATCATATACGTATAATCCATCAGGTCTAGGTATTGCTTCAATCATTTGACCATTGACAAGAGTAACCAGTTCATTATTTAATTCTGCAAGTGATGCAATGTCACGTAATGAAATAAATTGTGAAGTCTTTTTTAAAGCACTTATAGTTGTATCAACAGCTTTTAATAACAAATCTTTATGTGAGTCAGATGTGTTTAACTCACGTAACATAGATTTTAATTGATGATTAACATTATCAATGTATCCTTCTCTTATTGTTTCATCTTCAAATTCAATTGTATTAAAATAATTTTTAATAGCATTTAATATACCGTTTGAACTTGTTAAATCTTTACGAGTAACAACTGTCTTTTTTGACAAATCATTAATCATTCTTTCAATAGTTTCAATTTTTGCAGTTGGAGCTTTTTTAACAGAATACAATTCAGATACTGAAGATATAAACTGATCAGTGTCATCTAATAAAACTCTTGCATCAGCAATCCTATCTGCTTTACCTAACTCATAAAAACGTTTATCTAAACCATGTAAACCAATATATATCTCAGCAATAGAATATAAAGAAAGTGATTTTTCATAATTAGAAAGACCACTTTTTAAAATAAACTCTGCAGTTTTATCAAAGTTTCTATATTCACTAGGGTTAAGTTTAATTAAATTTTTTACAACTGAAATATATTTATCAGTTGATAATTCACATTTTGCCATAAGAATGATTTTTTAAATTACTTGAAACAAGCAACTGCATCTTTTAATTGTTCGATAATAGAAGACTCTGTAACAGCACCTTCCTTTACAAATTTACTAATTTCTTTTGAACTTTCTTCTGTTTTTGTTTTAAAATCATCAAGTTCTGAATTTAATAATTCTAAAGATGCAAGATTAATAGATAAAACATTAGGTATTTTAACTACATCAAATAAATTTGTTTGAACTTCTTCAACAGGTTTTTCAATTGTAATTTTTTTATTTTTATATTTTATTGCTTTACCTGTAATAACTGACTCACGTATTCCATCTAAACTATTTTTACCATCAATAGTATTGTAAAATTCTTTTAAAGTTTTAAATTCAGTTCCTTTTTTAGTATTATACAATTTCATTGCGCGTTCTCCACGCGATTGCATGTTTTGATTTTGCAAAGTTGATTGAGAAATATTAAATAATTTAGCACCTTCTTTCATGAAGTCATAAACAAAATCAATATTTTCTCTAGTCAGCATTGCACTAGTGGCAATTTTAATTGCTTCATCTTCAGTAGATACAGTTTCAACAATATTATCAGCACTGTCTTTTACATCAAATCCTTCAGTTGTGTTTGACTCAACAACAAATTTACCAATACCATTTAAATATGCAGTGATTTGATCTGAATCATCAGGACCACCCATGTCTTCTGCATCACCAGTTATAATTGTAACTGTTGGCGTAACTGGTTCAACTGCAGTAACAACTTCTGGTGTTGAAACAATTGGTGCTATTTCTGGTGCATTAGATGCAGGTGTTGCAATTGCAGTTTTATTTATTGCAGCAAGTATTAAACTTCTTTCAGAAAGTAATTCATCTAAATCTTCTTGAGTACCATCGGTTTCTGAAGCAAGAGCATAATCCTCAATGTTTGCTTCAAGTCTGTGTTGTAATTCTCTATCAGATAATCCTGCTAAATCTTGACCTGGAGTTGTTTCAGGTACTACATGAACAGGTTCAACAGAAGTATTAGTTTCAATTTGTGCTGCTGCAACTGCTTCTTCTTCAGTATCATATCCTTCATTAATGACTTCTCCTTCAGGAGATACTACACCAAATTTACCATTTTCATCACTGTATGTTTGCGTATTAATAACATCAGTTTTAGGTAAATTTTCTTTTGCTATTGCAACTTTAGTTTCTATTTGTTCTTTAAACTGTTCTGAATTTATTACTTTTAATTCATTTGGTCCTAGTTCAATATCACCTCTAGCAATTTTATCTATAAGTAATTGTTCTCTTATAGTTTCTATTTTACCAGTAGCAATTATTGTATCATACTCTTCATTAGTAATATCGTTTTGATACTCTGAAGGAGCATATCTTTTTGTTAATTCAGTAAACTTTGCAGTAATATCTTTTTGCAAATTGTCAATTAACTTTTGTGTATACTCTGCATTATCAATTCCAAGATTTGGATCTAAAGAAACTGTTATTAAATTTTTATAATTTTCATTTTCATATACTGCTTTTTGCATTTCTTCATGCAATAATAATATATCAAGTGTATTTAATTCTATGTTTGTAGATTTCAAGGCGTTAATTAATCCTTCTTCACCAAATACTGAATCTGTTATTTTATCTTCAAAAATAGATAACCAGGCAATTACTTGATATTTCATTTTACCATCAGACATTTTACTGATAGCATATTTAAAATTATCTGGATTCATAAGTGCATCAACAGCACCCATATAATCTTTAGTGTCTTTATCAAGTTTCATGTAATCAACAAGTTTCTGATGAACATCTCTCATCTCAACTTGTGATATTTCCATATCAATTCCAGATTGTTTATTTTTTATATTTAATAAAGTTCTAAAAGCTTCAATAACATCTTTTGAATGTGTATCAAATGTAGTATTTACTTCTTCTAATTCATTACCATCTTCATCAGTTACAATTTGATTTTTATCTAATCGTTCACCAACAAAAGTATCTAGTACTATATTTGATTTAGTTTCAATTTCACCCTTTTCATTTAATGCAATTGACATGTCATCTCTATTACTAAAGTAAGTTTGCCACTTAACTAATGCATCATATTCTAATTGTTTTTCTTTTACTTGTTTTTTTAATTTTTTAGCAAGTGCAGGATCAGTATTATTTTTTATATTAGTTTCAGCAATTCTTAAATCTGCCATTATGTTTCCTAATTCGTCATTAAGAATTTTTGGATCTGTTAATACGCGTATAACATAATCAGAACTACTAGCAATTTGTTTATTACTTAATAGTTCTTGTGATACTTTGTAAGCACGTTCAGCAGTCATGTCACCTTTAATTGCATTCATTGCAATTGTATGTATAGCATCTTCTTCAGCTGATCGTGCAATCATTGCTGTATAATATTCTTTTGTACCTGGAGTATATAAACTTGGTTCAGAAAAACTTTTTACTTTGTTTCTTAAACCATCTGATACATCTGAATATCTTTTAATATCTTTTGATAACTTATTTGAAAAATCTTGAGCAGTAGCATATTTAGTATCTTCAAGTTTTACTCCAAATGATTTTTCAAAATCTTCATTTGTCATATCAGTTCCCATTTCTTTTACTGCTCTTTGCAATACGTCAATAGAACCTGTTCTTTTAGCAGCTGATATTGCAGATACCAATGCATTATCTCTACTATTTTCAAATTCATATACTAAACCTTTTGCTGCAGCTTCAGTTTGATTTTGTCCTTCTTGAACCTGATTAGTAAAGTTTATAATTTTATGTTTAAAACCTTTTTCTTCTGACTGTTTAAAGAAAGTATTTAAAGTTTCAACATCTTTATCAAATTGTTTTTTTACATTTTCAACAGGATTATCTCCTGGCGTTTTTGAATATTGTCTAGCAGTAAATTTGTCAGAAAAATATTCAAGTGCTTTTGTTGTTGTATGAACTGGTAATCTAACAAGTGTACCAGTAAGTGCACCCATTAAAAATGTTTTTAAACCTTGTTTGCTAAATTCATCTTCAAAAGATTTACCAAATGAATCTGATAAAGTTGAATGAGATTTTTGGTATTGTCCAATATAATAATCTTTCCAACCATTAGAAGATATGTCTTGCATGTTTTCTTGCAATCCTTCTACTAATTCAAAACGAGTCATGTCTTTAAAGAATGCTTTACCTACTTGTTTTGTTGCTTCTTTTTTACCAAAATCTTTAGCAACTTGTCCAACAGTTCCATATGCTCCAGCAAATCCTTTTTTATAAAACTTTTTTAATCCTTTTGATTCAACAAGTAACAAGTTATCTTTTGTTGCCTCAATAAGTTCACGCATGGTTCTATTAGCAGGCATAAATTTAGTAAACATATTACCAAATTGTAATTTGTTTGTTGCTAATAAAATTGCCATATTGGTTTTGTAATTTGAAGAACTAGAAAGCATCGCAGTGCTTTTCATATTTTCAAATTGTACTTCATCAGGATTTTCACCATTGTTATTATTTCTGTGTTCCTGAATAAGTTTATTTAAAGTATCGCCATATGACGATACAGCTTCAAAAGATGCTTCTGTAGCAGACATATTTAATTCTTGTGTAACACGTCTAAGACCTTGTGCACCCATACCAAATAATTTACCAGCAGATAAACCAGCTTCAGCACCTGCTAAAACTTTTTCACCATATCTAACACCAGTACCAATTAATGGTAATCCTCTTGCAATATTACCAGTCATTTCAGCAATTGATTTTGATTTCAATATACCTGAAATATTTCCACTAAATACAGTAAAAGTTTCGTTTAATGCTTGACGTGCAACAGAATTAGATGCATTTGCAATTGAGGATGCCTCACCAATTTTATTTAATAATCTAATTTCTTCAACTGATTTGTTTCCTAAAGTAAAACCTTGAGCAGCTTCTGTTACAAAATTTTTATTTTTTGCAATATTTATTGCTGCTTCTTTTGCACCAATTTCAACTGCTTCTTTACCCATCATTCTAGAAAATCCTGCACCAATTTTTGCAAATGTAGGAATAAATGTTGCTGCTCCTTCACCACCAGTAGGTGTTGTTAAACCAGTAATTAAAATATCTGCTGCAATTTCTAATCCCATAGCAGCAAATGTACCAAGCATAAAACCACTACTACCTATAAATTCAGACATAGTTCTTTTTGAAAATAAACTTTCTTCATTTTCAGGTTTTTCAAATACAAAGTTTCTTTGTGCGTCTTTTTGATCTTTATAGTACTGCACCATCATTTCATCTTCTGATGGCATGATTTGTGAAAAATCCATATTCATAATGGCAGAACCTATTCTACCATATCCTACAAAGTTTTCTTGAAATGCAGAACCAAATTTACTACCCATTGAGTCAAACCCTTTTGCAAGTGCTGTACCCCATGTTTCATTTTCTGCAAATCTTGCGTAATTAGTTGGATCAGATGGATTAAATCCTTCTGGATTATAATTTTCTTGTTGAGTAAAATTAGCAATACTATCAGCATCTAATGTTCTTATACCTGGACCTTGTTCGTAAGTATACTTATCACTAATAGATCTAGGTGGTGATAATTTATTATTTAAATCTTCTCTAGTAGTATATCTAGCATATCTCATTGCATCACCTAGTGGATCTTTAGATACAGGTGGTGTTGGTATGGGTGTTGTTGTAATATTATTTGTTAATGTTGGTGTTGCTTGTTGTGTACCAGATGCCATTAATGATTG